GCTAATCGTTTGACATCAGCTCTTAATGGAGATATTTTGGGAACAAGTGGTGGTAATCAGAACCATACATTAACCACTTCCCAGATACCAATACATAACCATCTTACTCTAAGTTCATCTCTTCCCATCAATAATGCCGGAGCTGGTGGAGGAACCACGACGGGTTGGGCGTTTAATGGGGGAAATAGTGGTCTTGCTAATTTCAATACAGGTAATGCTGGTGGAGGTGCCACACATAATAATACACAACCAACATTCATTTTGAACAAAATCATAAAATCTTAATTGGATAATTAATAAAAAAAAAATATATATAGATTAAACAATTTGAAGTTATTGATAATGATATATATTCAAAAGTATACAAATTTTAGATTCAAATACTAAAATTCAGTAGATAAAAATAAAATTGAATAATATTTAGACAATGATAAATCAATTTTCCTATATACTATAGAATAGATATTTTATCAATGAAACTTATTCTTATTCGTCATACGAATCGTTATTCATCGCCATTATTTTTAACATCCCTCACTGAAAAAGGTAAAAAAGATGCTACCAATTTAAAAATTGCTGATTTTTAAATCTATGCATTACCATTTCTGAGAACACTCCAAACAACCATTTTAATGAGTAATGGAAAAAAGAAAATAAATGTAGAATTGGGCCTGTGCGAATATACAAAAGGTTTTGAATTTACCCAGGATAATTGGGTTGGGAAAATAGGAGATTTGCCAAAAAAAAAATACAAGAACACATTAATTATGAATATCAATCCCTGCTGGATTATAATGATATTGAATTTCAAGATGATTGGGAAAACCAAAAAAAAGTTGATAAACTCCTAAATTTGATGGATAAAAAAAAATGTAATTTTTGTCACACATCAGAGTGTAATCAAAGCTATATTAGAAGTTTTACATATTTATAGTACCTCAAAGATTAATCCGCCTTTAACAAAGCTTTGCGTTGTGTGAGGTCCGTGCTATAAGGACGGATGGGGATGTAATTGAGATTGAGATTTAATTTATCGGGTAGCAGTCATAACATATACCGTATAAATTCTTTTTTTTGGGATTACAGTAAATCCTAGCTTTTCTAGTTGTTCTTGTAATGCTGCTGCACAAACAGGATGTTTATTTCCGCCCGAAAACCAACGGATTGTTATCTGTCGGGTATTCTCAGATATCTCGGATGGAAAGAAAGTTTGTTGAGGATTTATTATAATATATTCCATATTGGTTGTGAAAGAGCATCAAAAATGGATATTGGTTATAGAAAATCACTTTTTTAGTTTAAAACCGTATATATAGTTTTTAATAGATAAAATAAATTGATTGTCTATGTTTTAAATTTAAATAAACAGATTATCAAAGAAATGACAAGTGTTGAATCAAACGAACAATTCACTCATTTTTGGTGTAAATTATGCAAAGATTGGTATTTAGTAATAGATCAGGATTATCATTGGTGTGTACAAATTGGAGGTGCACTTTATCAATGTCAGGATTGTGGACAAGTTGTTCGCAATAGTAAACGGATCCAACACGAAGAGGATTGCTGGGTATTAATTTCAAAACAAAATTGAAATTTTTATGGTCTATGTATTTTTTTTTTGCAATACAACAATGGATTGGCCACGATTTACATATGGTTGTTGGTGGAGTGGGAATCATAGCTATTACGATCCTATCAATATATCAGACTGGAAAAGCAATGAACTTCAACAATTGGCCGGAGCTTTTGTTGGTTTGTTTACAGCTGGATGGTTCGGTAAAAGCGATATAATGAGACAGACCTGTGATAGAACATGTAAAGAATGTGGAAAGACTCATCAATTTGGTCGGTTTAAGGCGGCTGGTTCCTATATAGAATCTGAATGGAAACGCAAAAATTGAATTTTTTATATTTTATAAAATAGGACAAATATCAACCATTGTTTAAAACTTTTTTTTATTAAAACCTATAGACAACTGTTCCAGTAATTGTGCATGCTAACCCATTCGCTGTTTCATTATTTCCAGTTACAAGAATGGATGGGCTGTTTGAGGTTAGAACATTGAAACCACCCTCGCTGACATTTGTGGAATAAACAAGAGTCGCGGCACCATTAGCTGTATTAGCAATCCCCCCCGTTGGAAGAATAAATGAAAGAGTACATTGTTGAGTCGCACCAGGAACTGAAAGTCCATTTATACGGAAACCTGCGGTAACAACATTATCAACACGCATAAAATCTACAGTTGTTGTTGGTACTCCAACAAAACCTGTTAAAACACTACTTGCCACCACAATAGGGCCACCAGTTTGTAATAATGGAATATCAGATATTAAAGCCAGAGTTCCACTGTTATTTGGAAATGAAAAAACTTGCAATGTGGAAGGAGCTATGAGAGAAGCATCGAACCGTGCTTTTTTTGTATTATCTGCAGCGTTTTGAATAATGAAATTTGTATCGTTTACTGTTAATCCTCCATTAATAATAATATTATTAATAAAATCTTCAAGGGTATTATTTCTGGTACTTTTTGGTAATGTTATTGTATTACCAGATATGCTTTGTCCTACTTGATTGCCACTCATTTTAATCAATTGTATGTATACTTTTATTCTATAATTTATTTTTTAAGTTACTACCATATATACTTATAATAACTTTATCTAACATCATTGTTAACAATGCGTGCGACATTTGTTTATCACCAAATTTGTGCAGTTTTTAGTTTGCTTGGAACTGTAATAGGAGGGTGGTGGGTTATTACGCATTTTACCAATATGGATAGTCTAAAATTAGCAATGTTGTTACTTGTTTTGTCAATATCGTGGGGTATCCATGCATTAATTCACTTTTGGGGAGAAATTTATTATGATTTTAGTCCATTAATGGGAAAAGATACCGTTTATGATAAACCCACCGGACTTTTGGTTAAAATAAAAAAATGAAGAAAAAATAACTAAGGGACCCAAAAATAATTAAATTTCACTAAAAACTCAAAAAATACAAAAAAACAGAAATCTAAAATCTAAAAAAAAAATAAAAAACTAAAAACCAAAAAAATGCAAAAAATAATTAAAAAAACAACTATTTTAAATGGTAAAAAGGTATCTCCACTTGTACTTCGATCAGAATTCCCATCATTTGAAAATATAGATGGAAAAATTTTACAACTTGGAATACCTTATACAAATAATATTTATTATAAGTTACAATTTTATAATTCTATTGATTATAACTTCTTTATTGACAGTTATTTATGTAAATATAATCAGACTATTAGGTCTGTAAATATAAATCCATGGAAAAATTATGAATATTGTCGCTATGAGATATCTTAAATAATTGTCTTTTTTTATTTGTAAAATTGGTATAACATTAATTTCATATTTTTCATTTATATTTCCAACTTTAAATAATAAAAAGTGATAATATTTAAATTCTAAAATATTGATAAATATTACATATTGTAATGTCAAGATCATTGAAATTTGTAGTTATTGTTGATATTTTAAAAAATAAAATATCTTATTCCAAAAAAGAATTACCTGAAGATTTGTATGAATTATTAGAAGAATTACCATCCCCACTAAAAGATTGGTATCATAAATTCTATGCTCCAACGAAAAATCCTCAATTAAGATCATTTGATAGAAGTGATGGAAGTAGATGTGCAATAAAATATAATTCGCTAAATTTATTAGATTATTATTGTGATCGAAGGTATGATTGGAATTATGCCATGTGTTGTGCTGCTAGTCAACAAAAATTTTCAATTGTTAAATACTGTGAATCAATGGGGGGAAATGATTGGCAAGAAGTCTTAATAAGTGCTGTTAGTGGCAATTGTTTAGAAATTGTTAAATATTGTGAATCAAAGGGTGCATCAAATTGGCAATTGGCAATAGATGTTGGTCTGGATTTTGGAGGAGTGAAAGATTGTGATGAAGCAATTAAATATTGTAAATCAAAATTGTTTAAATCACAAACCGATATAGTCGCAAAAATTGAATAAAATACAATATAGTTTGGCTGTGTTATAAGGTTTTATAATGATGGATCAACTGTTTTTATTGGTAATAAAATGGCAAGTTCGAGTTTATAAAACAGCAAATAAACACACAGAAATTTTCAAAGAGTGTAAAAATTATATAAAAGGATTTATTGTGACACTCGACGAAATTACTAAACACAATCATATTGTGTTGTATTTATTTAAAAAAAATGGTGTTCCAACAACATTTACTCAAGTAAATAATAAGTATCAACAGGCTTATAATATTGAAATTATATCAATAACCAAATTAGATAATCCTCAAGATGAATTGAAAGATACAATAACTAAATTAAAAGATACAATAATTGAATTGAAAGATACAATAATTTAATTGAAAAATATGCCGGGAAGTCAAGAATATAAAAATACAGAAAAAGATTTTAAACTCAATATTTGATTTTTTTAATATTGAAAATAAAAGAAATCTCTTGCACTTTCTTTATCAGTATAAAAATAAATACCTTTATTTTCTAAATCGGATTCTTTTACTTTAATAATATTACTGTTATGTTTTCCTATGAAATTTTATCTATAATTACTGGTGCTTTGCACATCCTTAGCTCATCCCCCCTTCGACCTCTGTCTCCGACAACGGAAGAGATTGAGGGAAGAACTAAATAAGTATTACTCATCTTCATTAACAAAAAAAAATTATATAATTTCTATTTTTAAATTAATTATCAAGACCATGCTTAAAACAATAATTACATATTGTTATATCTTTATCAGTAACTTTTGTATGAGTTGGACAATGTACACAACGACAACTACTGCATTTTTTTACACAATTATCACATAGATATGTACAACATTCCTCACAACAACCACATTTATCACAAGCTTCCCTACATTCACCACAACATACATCATTGCAGTTTATGCATCTTGTAGAAGAGTAATCGGAAGAATGATATTTGTGTGCACAATCCACTTTATCTTTTAATTCTTTTATTTCATTTTCTAACTCTTTTATACGTTTTATATATCCTTCAACACGTTTATCAGATATTAATGTTAGTAAACTATCAGGTAAATCGAAGGACATTATTCTGTTGATTAGCTTTAGAATTAATTAAGATAGATGTTATTGATAAAAATGCCGATCAATTTTAAATATTATTTATCAAGTAATTTATTATTAGTCCATAAAATGTCAAATACATTGCCTGAGCCCCCAAATATAATTTGGGAGCAGATTTTATACCATATACTTTTTGAGCATGTTGTGAGAAATATCCGATACTGGGATATATCAATGCAATTATAAAACCAACTGTCCAATAATTATTTAGCCATCCAGGGAAAAAATTGTTAATGACCAAAAAGATTACAACTGACAAGATTCCATAAATTATCGGAATATACATAAATTTTGTCTCAAAATCTGCAATTTTATATAAATTGCACTGACTATTATCTCCTGAACCTTTGTTTTTTATTAATGATAATGCTGTTGGCATGAGTGATGGATAAGACGATGCAAATCCAATAAGAAATGCTAAGATATAGTTTTTTGTGATTGGAGTTGTTAATGAGTAATTCATTTTAAGTATATATTAAAATGTCAAAACATTTCTTATTACTACTGAATTCATTCCACCTCTTAATTTTGAATTTATCATAATTCCTACGGCTTTTCCATGTAAACCAATATCAGATTTTTTAGGTGATTTTTCAATAATTACATCACAATCAACATAACTATAGGTATTATCATATGTACTCCAACTTTGAAGTGGACATACTCCAAAGTATTTAATCTTATATGGACCAAATGTATAATAACCATAGGCTAATACTCCAGGTCTATCAGACTTAACACCATTTTTACCACCATATATACCAGTGAGTGTTATACCAGCAGGAATAAATACAATAAAACCACCGTCAAGAATAGGTATAGATACACTTTTCTCTGTCGATTTTATACATTCAGCATGATAACCCATTTTATCATTTACATGTAACTCCATCATGAATAAATTAAGGAAATTATCACTAATACCAAATTGTTTTTTGAAAAATGCGGATGCTTTATTTTTTAAAGTCTGTTTTTCAATCATAGTTTTAAATGTCGATAATTTACCAAGATCTTTTTTTATTAAAAATATTGGATCTTTTTTCAAATTTAAAATGGCATCTGCCATAAAAACCATTCTTTCTCTACCTGTAAATGGTTTTGGTATTGGCCATAATCGTTGAGTTCTTGTAGGATTATTAGATTTAAAAACTAAATAACCTAATAAAATAGTTACTATCAATAGAGCAATAATAGGAATAACACAAACTAATACACTCATTGTTATATATATTGGTAATAAAAATAATTATATCAAATTAATATATAATAAAAATGAGTTTATTTACTAAAAATATTGGCAAAGATTTTATATTTGGAGCATTAGCAGGTTATGTGCCGATAACACTTATGTCATTTCAATATAACAAAGGAGCACTGGTAAAAAATGGTCATTCTTATATTAAAATGGCACGTACAGTTGCATGGATGTTCGCATTTGCTAATATATTAATTATGGCATTAATGAGAGTATTAGGAATAAAAAATCTATTCGTAATTGGTTTTATATCTGCAATGATTTTTTCTAGTTATGGTCGATTTATAGCAAATGTACCTCGTGATATATTTGAAATGAAAAATGAAAATTGGTTCCACGTTTATGCTGCAATAATTTGGACTCTCTTTTATGGTGTAGGTGGCGGGTTATATTATAATTATATCTGTTAATTTTATTTAAAAATTGATTTTGATTTGTTTTAATTTGGTAATTATCCTAGGTTTCGTTATTTATCCCTGTAAAACTTTGTGTGTATTGTTTTACAACAGACAATGACTATGGTTTAGTTGAGAATTGAAAATGAACGAACTTAAGACGTTAGAAAATTTATGTTTAAAATCAATAGCTTTAATCATTCATGAAAATCACACATTACTTGAACAATTACCAAATATTGAGGATAAATTAAGATCTAATTTGTCACAAGAACAACAACTTAAAGTGTGGTCAACATTATACAAAGAATTTGATAAAAATGGGAAATTAAAGGCCAATATTCAATGCGAAAATAATAAAAAAGATGGATTATCAAGATATTATAATGAAAACAATGAATTAAAAATAATAATTGAATATCAAAATGGTAATAGACATTTCCTTTGGAAACTCGCGTAGCGATGGAGTTTATTGTGAATTTTGGGTAGATAATCGTAATATCAAGGAATTAAGACATTATCAGAATGGATTACTTCAGGGAAATATGAAAAAATATGCACATAATGGTGATTTAATTTATTGGGCTGAATATTATAAGAGTATTATTTTATATGAAATTGACAAACATGGATATTCAATTAATGATCAAATTGAGGGAAGATTGATGAATTTGAAACGAAATATAAATGTAAAGGTGGGAAAAATTAGACATATTCGTCTATGGATTATTGAGAGTATTATGTGTGCAATTTATGGAATAACATTATTGATTAGTATATTTACATTAGTGTTGTTAATTCCTGTAGGTTTTGAAATAATACTTTTTGGAATTTCCACAATAGTTATATAGTTATATATTTTAACATTGTAGTAGTAGTGATTTATATGATTTTATTTAAAATTGATTTTGATTTGTTTTAATTTGGTAATTTTAATCAAATAGAAGATGAATAAACTTGATACATTACAAAATTTATGTTTTAAGACAGTGGCTACAAATGTGTCACAAAAGACTAAAAACAAACATCAAATATTGCTGGACCAATTACCAAATATTGAGGATATTGAGTATAAATTGAGATGTCATTTATCGCAAGACGAACAGCTTAAAGTATGGCCAACATTGTATAAAGTGTATGATAAAAATGGTAAATTAAGGATCGAAAAACAATATAAAAATTCAAAAAAAGATGGATTATCAAGATATTATACTAAAAATGATAACTTAGAAATAATCATTGAATTTCAAAATGACAAAAAACATGGAGTTTATTGCAAATTTTGGCCAGATACTGAAAATATAAAGGAATTAAAACAGTACAATAATGGATTACTTCAAGGTGATATGAGAAAACAGGCCAAAAATGGGGATTTCATTTATTGGGCTAATTATCATAAGGGTGTGAATTTATATGAAATTTATGATCATGGAAACTCAATTAATGATCGAATTAAAGGCGGTGGATGGAAAAATAGACTAAAAAAGTGGAAACGGAACATTAATATTAAGGTGAATAAAATAAGACATTTTTATCCATGGGTAGGTAAGAGTATTAAATATACATTTTATGGCATAGGATTATTTGTAGGTATACCTATATTAGTGTTATTAATTCCGGTGGGAATTCTAATTGCACTTTTAATTATACCTATAATGATGATTTGTTTGTGTTGTGTAGTACCTATTATAAGTTGTTTTTGTTCAGGTAAAGGATAAAAATTGACAGTTTTTATTTTTTAGACTTTTATTAATATAGAAATCTTCTTGAAGAGGAATCACACTTACACAAAAACGGGTTTATACAAACAGTGAGTTAACGTTTATAATGAATAATGTAATTGAATTGTTAAGTTTTCCTAATGAAATTATTTTTCATATATTAGAATTTGTAAAGGTTAGAGATTTGATCAAATTAACCATTGTTTCAAAAAAAGTGAGAAATTATATACTCACTAATTTGTGTATTTGGAAAAAAGTTATTTATAGAAATTGGACAACTAATGATTATTTTTTCAAAGGTATAAAAAATGTCGATAATCTAATTACAAAGTTAAAGCATTTTAAATATTTTATAAATATTACATTTCTTAATGAGAAAAAATTAAAATCCATTAAGAGTAATATGGAAAAATTTATTATTAATACTAAGACTGAATTTGATTTAAATTTTGTTCATGATGATCTATTAAGAATATGTATGAGTCTTATGAAAAGTAAAATTATGCATTCAGTAAATTCTAATGATATGGATATTTTGTTTAATTTTGCCATAGAAAATGGATTAGATTTAATATGTGAAAAAATGTTAGCTCTGGGTCCAGATAATTTATGTGTTAGAAATTTCAATGCAATTATTAAAAAATTACTCCTTATGAAACATACAAAATTAATAAAATTTATAATTCGTAATTATGATTGTAACTATAGTCCAAATTATGTATTACGGTGGTCTGCTCGATATGGAAATAAAGAAATTGTGGAGTTATTATTAAATCATCCACGTGTTAAACCGGGTCATACTAATAATCAGACTATTCAATGGGCTGTTAATGCAAATCATAAAGAAATAGTTGAATTATTGTTAAGTGATTCCAGAGTAGATCCATCGGATAATGCTAATTTAACATTTTCTTATGCAGTTGTCAAGAATAATTTAGAAATTGTTAATTTATTATTAAAAGATCCTAGAATTAATCCTGGTGATAGATCCAATAAAGCTCTAAAAACGGCCATAAAACATGGATATGAAGAAATAGTTAAAATATTACTTAAACATCCAAAGGTAAGTGTAACAAGTAATATAGGCCCAGCAATCGCAATTGCATTAAAGAATAATCATGAAAACGTAGTAAAATTAGTACTGGCTGAAACCCTAAATAATAATGATGTTAATACAATAGATATTATGAAAGAGATGATATTTCCAATTGTTAATAATTTTCCGAAGTGTTTTCGGCATATATATTTCGAATAAAGAATTATTAATATTTTTTAATTATGGAGAGACAATAAATAATTGTATATAGTATAGGACAATGAATTGGTTATTAATCCTCATAGCTATATTAATAGTTCTTGGAATATTAACATATATTTATTATATTTTGGATAAAATAATAACAATAGGTGAATATGGATTTGATATTGGATACTACATTCAATTAGGTTATAATGAAGTCAAAACGATAGTCTATCAAATATTGAATACACCTGTATTTATTTTCGGGAAAAAGCAAAAAAATTTAGTTGAATCGGATTACTATCATCAATATTATTATCGCGATAAACCAAGAAAAGAACGTCAAGTTTTCCCATTTATTGCATCAGCTGTTATTCGTAATAAATCAGGTGAATTATTATTTGTTGGAGGTACAGAGGGACAATCTGATGGATTATTGAGATACTCACCGGAAGATAATAAATTAGTTAATATTATTGCTAATACTGGTCTTAATAATACAAAATACGCTACACTTGCGGCGGCTGTGAGTGATATGAATAATAATGGATTAGGAGATTTGGTTGTAGCAAGAACAAATGGTGTATTTATTTATCTCAATAAAGGAGACGGAACTTTTTCTAAACATCAAATTTATGGTCCTTTTACGGATTCTTCGCCATCTGCGATTTCTATATCAGATTTTAATAAAAATGGTTTATTGGATATTTATATCAGTAGATTCACTCATTCCACAAAATTAAACCCCTTTCAGTTTAATAATCCTGATCACCCACGATATAATATTTTATTGGAAAATATTGGTAATTTAAAATTTGAAGATGTTACAAAGAAAATGAATGCAGCTGGTAATCAAAATACATTTACTTCAATCTTTATTGATTTTGGATCAGGATGGCCTGATCTAGTTTTAGCACATGACACAGGTCGAATAGAAATATTACGAAATATACAAGGCAAACGATTTGAATCTATAATTCCTGAAAAAACGTTTGGTTTTTGGATGGGTATTGGTGTAGGAGATTATAATAATTCTGGGCAATTCGATTTATTCTTTACTAATGTTGGTGATACAATGCCTTTAACGAAAACAGGTGGAATTCGGGGATCTCCAGAAAAAGGTGGTTTACATAAAGATCAAATATTGACAAATAAACACATGCTTCTTAGAAATGATGGAAATTATAAATTTACAGATGTAAGTAATGAAGTTGATGTTGGTGGTGGTGGATTTGGTTGGGGTGCTATAATGGAGGATATTAATCTAGACGGTTATGTAGATATAATCTTTGCACAAAATTATCTATATTATTCCCATCAAGTATTATTACCGGGAGCAGTTTTAATAAATCAAAAAGGTAAAAAATTCAAGAGAATTTATAAATACACTAATAAAAATTACGCTCATACACCAGTAATGATGGATATCAATGGAAATGGAATTAAAGATATTGTCTGGGCAAATATAATTGGACCAGTCTTTGGATATTTGAATGAAAATAAAGACAAAAACAATTGGATTAACATTAAATTGCCAGAAAATGCACAATATGCAAATGCAACTGTGAGATTATTTATTGGGCAACAACAACAAATTCGTCAACAGATATATGGCGGCGTAGGTTTTGGTGGAGACCAAAGCCACCTGCTTTCGTTTGGATTAGGTCAAAACAAAAAAGTAGATAAAATAATAATTGAAACAATAGGTGGGGATAAGATTACTATTGAAGATCCTACTATTAATAAAACTATTGTTATCAATCGTGAGGGTAAAAGGAAATTAAATTGATTTATTTTTATCTTATTTGTTAGGGTTACTCATAATGAAAATGCTGCGACAAACACTTAAAAACAAGAAATCATCTACGGTCTCGTGTCCGTAGCTATCATACAAGTCCAAAGACTTTATTTGCCTGTAGAAACCCCGAAGGAGAAGAGGCAAGTAGAAGGGAGTTTATGAGAAGAGAAGAAAAACAGGAAGATGAATTATGTGATGCCAGGAGTCTATTGGCAAAGGTGTATCTTGACATTAAGTTCGATGCAGAAGACACTCAGAGATTGGCCGATCATATGGAAGAACATTTAAAACATAGAATTGAGGATTATGAAGAACAAATGTTGGAACATATCCCCCATCTTTAGCCTCGGCTTCGCATCTTTAGCTCATCCCTTTTAGGGACCTCACGCCTCTGCGTCCTTAGCAATACTCAAGGAGTATTGCGTGGGAAAATCGAAGATTTAGCCGAGGCTAAAGGAGCTACGCGTTGAGCGTAAGAAACCCTAAAGGGTTAGGCGTGAGGTCCCTAAAAGGGATGAGCTAAGGATAGGGATGTCGCTAAAGGTATCCGTGAAATATATGAGCAATTAACAGATGAACTCAAGACAATCAAGAATTATGGTGGTATCCCTGGGAAAAAATTGGAGTTAAATTATAAAAATGTTCTGCGTGAATTAAAAATATTAGAAAATGTGAACAAAAATTGTATTGAGTTTTTAGATAAACGTAATAAATTTAAGGGTTTGAAATAGAAATTTTTTTTTAAATTTAGAGAATATTTGCCTTAAATATAAATATAAATTGATGAATTTTGCTAATATTGATAAAGAATATTATGCATTAATATCAGATCGATTGTCTCGATTGGATTATACCAAAGTTTATAACATTAATAAAATAATCTCTGCTGGCAAATCACAAAAAGAAACATTTACTAAAGGAAAATGGGTAAAAGGAAAAGAACGAGTTGATAATTGGCTTATTAATAATATTTTTCCACCACCATATAAAGATCCAATAATATTTAAAAAAAAATATGTAGATAAATTAGGTAATGTTGCAGATAATGCCAAGTTACGAACAGATCGTGATTATGGTCCAGGACATTATTATATTCCACAACTAAAGAAATATTTACATGAAGCCAAAATATATCATCAGAGATATACAACTTATATAATATGTTGTTTCTTGAATAATGGAGGTAAAATAAGAATACGAAAGCATTTATTGTATGATAATATTAACAAATTGAGTAATGCAACAGGAAAAGAAATTATTGAATCTGATATAATTAAGTGTAAAGTTCCTGAGTTTGATTGGCCACTTTGGCGCCAAAATATGTGGCATATAAGGGGTGATAATATAACAATACAATACAAAAATGCACAGCCATATTATCGAAAACAGTTAGTTGCGTTTATTAGTGTTATGTATCTGCGTCCACAGATGAGTTTGCCTGTTGAACTGATTTTTCTGATTTTCAAGAATATATTTGTGGGGAATAAAAATTGATCCTATTTTTTATAATATTTACATTAATTCTCTAAAAACTAGCAAATAATTTGTACAAAGATTATGCTGTTGGCATTTTAGATCCCTTAAAAATATGTAGATGGTTCCTGTAATGTTGCATAAGTTAAGAACTGCGTGCTTATTCCTCCGAAAAAAAGAGAAAAATAAGATAGAAGTTATATTATAATTAAATATGAATGATCCAAAAAGAAATTGGAGTAGCAGCGAAATTATCTTTCCCATAACAGTACTTTGCGGTTATATACATGATCAGGGACGATTGGAAATTGATAATACAAATAGAGATGAATGGAACAAACTTGTGAGTGATACTCAAGGATGGTGGAATTACCACGAACGCACAGGTGGGAATCTACAAAATTTTTTAGATGATGCTGTAATTCCAAATATGCAAAAAAGACTTACACTACTCAAAAACAGCCATTCATATATTGGATCTTTCATTAATTATATTATTAAACACATAAAACACAAATATCCGTCTTAAACATATTTGCAGCGGAATAAAAATTGATTTTATTTTTTTCGACAATATTTACATTAATTGTTTAAAATGAGTAAAGAATTTGTTAAAGAATTGTACAAGGATTATACCATTGATATTTTAGATCCTTTAAAGAAAAATGATACAGTTGAAATAAATCGACGCAATCAGTTAGAACACAAATATTATAAAAAATATAAAGAAAGAATGGAATCGAAAAATAAAAATGCGTGGGATTTTGAATGGTATAAACGACAGTTACACTGGGATGCGTGGTGTCACTATAAATGGTTTGCGTGTGAACGATTTAAAACGCTAATCCCCTTTGAAACATACAGAAAATCCCACTTTTCTCCATCTAATCCGGTTTAAAAATTGAATTTATGTGATTATATAACATTATTTTTTTATTGGTAGTAATAAGAATGATAATGGAGTGGCATAAAATATTTCGCACAGCCAAAGAGACGGAAAAATATGTTAATCCTAACATTTTACCAATAGACTTAAATAAAACATATATTGAGGATAATTTTAACTTTACCATTAAGGGAATTAAATATTATGTACCAAAACAATGGACATTGAGTATACTAAAATACTATAAGCAAGAAAGAGGAAGAGCTTTTGTAATGTGTTGTATATTAGCTCAAGGAGGAAAAGTTTCTTTAATTCAGTCATCAAGAAATAAGGTTTATGAGGCATTAAGACGAATTTTAGAGATAACAAACATGCCAATTATAATCGAAAAAACATTTATAAAAAGTGACAGAAAAGGGACAAAACATCAATATATAGTCATAAGTTGTCCTCAATTTATTAACAAAACCAAACAATCAATTGCATTTATCAGTGTGATGTATCGTCGTCCTGAACTGAGTTTGCCTATGGAATTAATTCATATAATATTTGGATTTATGCCATCTTAAAAAGGAACTTCAATCACTATCGAAGATAGTCTATCTCTAAAAGTAAAGTATTTCTTTTTTTATTTAAATAAATAAACAACATTATTTAACATTGATGTATCCCTTATATTATTACAACCTCTTATATTAATTGTATGAACATTACCCAACATAGATACATCTATTATTTTTTTACATCCTTCTAAATCAAGTGTATGAACATTACCGAGAGATGATACATCACTAATATATGTATAGCCTAATATTAGTGTATGAACATTGCCTAACATAGATACATCACTAATATATGTATGAGTCAATTTAAGTATGTAAACATTTCCCAAACTAGATACGTCATGTATTTTTGTACAACCTGTTAAATTAAGTTTGTGAACTTTACCTAGCATTGATACATTAACTACATTTGTGGAAGATAAATTAAGTTTGTGAACTTTACCTAGCATTGATACATTAACTACATTTGTGAAAGATAAATTAAGTGTGTGAACATCACCCAGTGTTGATACATCATTTATATATGTGTCACTTAAATTAAGAGTGTGAACATTACCTAGAGACAATACATTAGTTATTTTTTTACAACCGCTTAAATTAAGAGTATGAACATTGCTGAGAGACGATACATCAGTTATTTTTTTACAACCACTTAAATTAAGAGTATGAACATTGCCGAGAGACGATACATCAGTTATTTTTTCACAACCTCTTAAATTAAGAGTGTGAACATTACCTAGAGACGATACATTAGTTATTTTTTTACAATCCCTTAAATCAAGCGTATGGACATTTCTAAGAGGTGAAATATCAGTTATATTACAAGCATATAAATGAAGTTTATAAACATCACTGAAAATTGAAGCATCTTTAATATCTATGTGATCTAAATAAAGGGTATGAACATTACCTAACTCTGATATATCTTTTACACAAACGCCAATTAAGTTCAAAGTGTGAATATTACCCAACATCTTTATACCAGTAGTTATATGATAACATCCGCATAAATTAAGTGAATAGATATTCCCGAGAGCGGATACATCTTTTACATAATCACAACCACTTAAATTAAGTATATGAATATTGCCAAGAGCCGATACATCACATAATTTCCTACATCCCCTTAAATAAAGGGTATGAACATTACCGAGAGATGATACATCACTCACATCAGTATAACTTAAATCAAGTGTAGTTTTACGCAAAGCTAAATCTTTTGATTTTCCTAAACCTTTGGTTTTCCCACGTGAAGCTTCGCTAAGGATACGTTGCCGTGAACTTCCTTCGGAATGAACAATACCTAATGCGGAGACGTCGTCAATATGTGTATTATCTAAATAAAGAGTATGAACATTACTGAGAGATGACACATCTTTTACTTTTTTACATCCACTTAAATTAAGTGTATGAACATTACCTAATGCAGAGACGTCATCTATATGTGTTCCATATAAATAAAGAGTGTGAACATTACCGAGAGATGACACATCTTTTACATTTTTACACAAGCCTAAATTGAGTTTATGAACTCTGCCAAGAGCTGACACATCGTTCACATTTTTACACCTGCTTAAATTAAGTTTGTAAATATTCCCGAGAGAGGATACATCTCTAATTTTTGCACGTTCCAGATTAAGTTTTACTTTAAATCCATTATTTGATAATTTGATTGCTTTTTCTTTATTTCTTTGACAATTAATAACGTGATATAATTTGATAAATTCAATAAGGCAAGTTGTTATTTTTTTATTTAATCCAAAAAAAGACTTTAAATCTACCAAATCTAATTGTCTAAAAATGTGCCAATAAATTTCATTAGGAAGTAAAATAGGATTCATACCTATAATAAAAAGTTATAACAACCAATAGTTTCAAGAAAAGATTATATAATAAAAGATAATGTTGATCAATTTTTTATTATTAAAAAATGAATTTATTTTTTATTAATAGGTTGGATCTCGGTTTTCTTAACAGAATGAGTGAAAAGAAAAAGGAAAGATGCAGAGGAATTAATTTTTGCGGAAATTGTGGGCGAAAATTAGGTTTGAAATTGATTGATGGATGGGTGTGTGACTATATATGTCCCAATTTATGTAAAAGTCATGCGTGTGATGCAAAACGTGTTTATTTTAATGGATTTATAAAAAGTGAAATATGTGATTGTAAGGGAATTTTAAAATGGAATAATAAATGTAAATATGGATTATATGTTAATCACAATTACTGCGTAGGATGTGGCAAACACTTACTAAGTGGTGATCATGGTAATTTATTGTTAGTGTGGAAAAAATCAGATGTTTTTCAAAATATGCCATCAGAGCTCCATAAACATATTGAGGGGTTTCTGCCTACGTTTCCGAAAAAAAATTAAATTATTCACGTTGTCCATTTTTGAAGGCTCTCTTTGTGGTATCACTCATAATCTTTAGATCATTCATCGTCATACCGTGTTTTTGTTCAATGTATAATTCAATTGCTCCATATAAATCGCTCAATTCGACTAATTCCATGATTTTATTTTTTTCAATTATTGCATCCTTTAGCTCCTCTACTTCCTCTAATATTTTACTAAAACATCCTGCAAGACTTTTTGGAATTATTGCGTTGTGGTAGCCTTTAGCATGATGTGAGTGATAAATCGTGTTTAATCGTTGGCTTGCCATACCAGTAGCATAAATCCAGTAAATTTTTTTTCCACCCACTTCATTGGTTGCAATTCCATAAGAACCAAGTTCAATTTCATCTTTTACCGTTACAATATCATCGCACTGAATACATTTATCATCTTTAGGCGTCATTTTTTTTATTTTTACGGGGACATATTGTTTGGAGAAATTAAGACAAATATTTACAATATTGTCATATTCTTTTTCAAGATTAACTAGCGTATCATACATGAATAGTTCGGTTTTCATGAAATATGGTTGATGTAGTTCGTCAATTGGATCATCGCGAAAACATCCAGTAACACTCACATATTTTCCAAAATCTAATTTTTTGTCTTTAACTAATTGCAAAAAAGATTGCTCAGCAGACCCAACAAGGGTTTTTTTAATTTCTCCTCTTGGAGTAATGCAAAATTGTATTTTTTCTTCAGGGAGAGTTAATTCTCCAATATCAAGATCCACAAGCCAATCAACATCAATATACTTAAAACCATGTAATTGATAGTAAAATATTGATTGACTAATTAAATTATAATCTATTTTAGACATCTAGACTGTATTTTTAATGTTGAATAAATCGTAAATTAATAAATTTTCACTTTTTATTTTGGATATACTTCATATTTTATTTGATCATTCTCTACTTTTGAATAATATAAATATATTAATTTAAT